TCCCCATTCGCTGCCGATCATTCTCCCTGTGCCCATTCCGGGCAGTGCCATGACCCCGTGGATGTCGTTGAAGTTGTGCCAGATCTGTACGGCAGCGTTTAGTTCTCCGGTGACGAATCCTGGGTGGGTGAGGTTGCTTCTGTTCTGTCCCCCTACGAGTGGGGTGTAGGAGTAGGAGACCTTCCAGTCGAAGTTGGTGAATCCCTTGGGCTGCTTTGGGATTTTGAAGCTCCACGGCCCATCCACGGCTAGATTTTGATTGCGAATTGCTAGTAAAGGGCGTGGGGCGGGGGTTATGTCGTTGAGAGACAGGTTGGATGAGAAGTGATTCTGTGCATTTGCCAGTCCGCAAAGGGCGAGTATTAGGATGAAGGTGCTCACGATTGCTGCTGCTGGTATTAGGGGGTGTTTTCTCATGTTTATTTGCCGTGATTGGCGTTTTCAGGTGTCTTGTCCTTTGATTCGGTGACTACGGACCTGAGGAGTCCACCGATTGTCGTGACAACAACAGTGACGAGGGTGGCAACTGTGGCCGTCTGATCTCCCCCGCCGTCAGTGACTACGAGGTAGCCCAGAAAGGCGAGGACGCTGGCGAATAGGTAGAAGGCAGCCCACCTGGCGAGGTGGCGGGAGGCGGCTTCGTGGCTGCTCATCTCGAGCCTCATGCGTTCCAGTCCGAGCCTTGCCTCTGCCTGAGCTGCCCTTACCGCCACTTTCCGAACTTCGGCATCTGCCTTGGCCTGAATCTTCTTCAGGCGGCAAGTGGTTGCCAAGTCATGTACCTCGACCACCCGCCTCGCCGGGGCAGACTCGCCGCCCTCTTCCTTGTTCATACAAACACACTCCCGCTACCTGACTTCAATGCTCATTTACAACCAACCCACTCAGACGCCCTCAGATCCCCCCTGTGCCCACCGGGCGCTGGGATGGATATCCACCGGGCAAACGCCAGCAGCAGCAGCACGGGGCCACGCGCAGCCCTAGAGCGCCCTGAGGAGGCTTGCCGCCAGATACGCGCATCCTGCGGCTGCATAAGTGATGACTGCCAGGGTGATGCAGGTTCTCAGAACACCCCTCACAGAGCCTTAGGCGGGGCCGTGCCCTGTTCCTGTAGCCTCACCCCTCATTTTCCGTCTATGGTCCCGCAGCTTGTTGGTGCCTACCACGGTGGCAAGCATCGACCCCCCCCATGCGAGGAGTTGCAAAGGATCGGTCGGCAACTCGTGGGCCTTCTCCTTGAGTTCGGCGTTTCGCGCCTCGATCTCGTCTGCGATCTCCTGATTTCGGGCGTCGAATTCCGGCTTGGTAACCGCGCCCGCCTCAAAGGCGTCCAGGTTCTGCCGCAAGGCGTCGATGTCCCCCGGCATCACGCACGCCCCAAGGCCAAGAAGGGGCAGGGCAACAAAGGCAAACAGGCAAAGAGAGCGCTTCATGGTTCTTTTTCCGGCTAAGGGTCCAGCTCAAGGCTTTGCGTCATCACGCAAAAATCGCAACTGCAACCACCCGAATTGGCAGCCGAGTGCAGTAAGAAAATCTCCTCCAGGGCTCGGTTCCGATCCCCATCCAACTCCATTATCCCAGCAATCACCTCCTCGGACGGCCAGTTTCCACCCAAGGATAGAACCAAACCAGATAGGTTCTCACCGCTGATCGGGTTGCTCATAGGGAACCACACAGCGGCTCCGAAAGAAGCCCGTGAAGCAAGGTGCCATCACCAGCGCTCGACTCCAAAGGGCCTCGAAGCATCTGCAACGGCATAGAGGGCGCATTGTCAAACTGAGGGACAGGATCTCTGAACTGCTCCTCCTTCATCGAGCGCACTAGGTATTGGATCAAAAGTTGCCTCAACAGTTCGTCCATCAAACCCTCACTCAATGTCGAAAACGACCTCAATGGATGCCTTCACCGTAGTTTCGACATAAGGCATCCGGCCTATGTCTACACCGTATAACCCAAACTCAAAGCTCGAGGCTACTGTCACATCTACCGGAAACTCCAATCGGGTGTACCTCTGACTTGCCAGATTGTGCCACTCGCGGATTCTCACCAAACCAGAACTCTCAGCTCGCCAAACACGAAGCGCCTTCAGAATGCAGCGCTTCTTGAAATGCACTACCCGTGAAGGGTCGCCCGTGGCCGTGTTGCAAAACCCAATGGAGCGAGCAAACACCCAATCAGGGCAAGCAACATGACGGCCACCCCAAACAACATTCGTCGCCTGTATCGGGTCTAAGAAGTAATTGTCCGCACCTCCATAGGAGGGCTGCATCGGAGGGAAGAACTCCCTTCCAAGGACGTTCATCGCACGATGCTTGTGCTTACTCACGACACATCGAAGACAACCATAAGATAACCACCATCAGCACCACTCACCTCAACCGAAAAGCCACCAGGGACTTCTACCCCATCAGGCCCATGAAGCAGATTCCCTGAGACAAGGTTTGTCTGAGTCCACTCCATGAAGGTATCGCCGTTGCCGTCTTTGATCTCCAACTTTGGAAATGGCTCTGTCGAAACAGTTGTCGGCGGCAAACAGATCGAACGTATTACGGCATAGGTAGCCCCATCGGCAAAGACAGAATCACCCGAAGTCGTAGTCGCACCCCAGCCGATGCTCGATATTACGTTCTCCTTCTTCGGATAATAGATGTCCTCAGGCGCGGCGAAGATAGAAAACAACTGGTGCCGTCTCATACCACCTCATAGGTAATTACCCATGTGTCCGATTTGTCCGCTTGGGTTTTGACCCGAAAGCCTCCGGGTATCCGAATGCCGTCAGGCCCGAACTCGTATGCGACTCCTACCGCAGTCAACGGACCTCCCTGAAACGTCATCAGGCTATCACCAGAGGTGCTTTGCAAAATTAGATTTCCGGGACCGTTAGACCCATTCACCGAATAAAGGATTGCATCCTTTGTGCCGGAAGAATTGCCAAATGGGCTGTTGCCTAATACCCCTGTAATCCCATAGCCGTCCTTTGGTTCATTCGCTACTACACCAACGCCGGGACGGGGATAGACCGCCTCGGAAACGGAATCGTTGGTAAAGGCCATCAGCAAGAGACCCGGTTTCGCTTTTTGGCTCATCCAACTATGTCGTAAACGACTAGGAAATCATCCTCGCCGGATGTTGTTGGCGTGGCAATTGAAAAGCCGCCCTCAATCCGTACTCCCTCAGGGCCGAAGGTGTAACTTGTACCAATGCTCGACGCCCCGGCAGAAACTTGAAACAGAGTGTTTGTGTCGCCGTGGTCTTTGACCCCAAGAGTTGCGGGGCCGTTGCAACACAACACAGCATAAATTATTGCTGTGCGGTCGCCAGAGGCAAATGGTGAGTCACTTTGTGACTCTGAAAAACCCCACCCGGTAGGACCGTCTGTAACTTCCTCGGCAGAAGGGTCAGGCCAATATGTAGCCGCTGCATCAGACTTTATCGCCATAAACAGGTGGCCGCGCTTGTGCAAATCTTTCATCGTCTCATGTATGAAGGGATGTATTCGTTAGTCCAGTTGCTACCGCTTGGCGGCGGTGCCCAGTTTCTTATGACATCATCCATGTCACTGTCTTCTTCCAAAGCCATTGCCTCTTCAGCGGTCTGTGCAAGGTGTTCTACCCAGTAGCCCGCCGCCATCGCAATCACTTCTATACGGTCATCGTGCTGGAGGCATTGCCGCTGCCGTGTTATTCGGCTGGCTTGATATGCAAAACGATATTGCATTGCAGCCTCCTCTCCCATCCCGTCTCGAGGTGCGGCGTCTCTTCGCAACGCATTGGTGTCAATAACCAAGCGGTGCTGGTTCATCAGGGGCTCAAGTATGTCGCAAACCCTGCGCTCTTTTTGGCCGGATGATCGTTCTGAAATGATTTGGCACGGGTGCTTCACAGCTCGAAGGTGAGGCTTTAGCAACTGCTCAAACATTCCATCGCCAAAGTTGGTTTCGACCCGAATGGCATTGACCCTCCATTGCTTGGCGCTTTCGGCCAATGCGCGAAGAGTTGTATCCTCGAATCCCGCCAAGTACCCGCCGAAGTCTGGAATGAATACTGTTGCGTTCAAGATCTTTGCAATGGCCCAGGCCGTTTCATCCTTGCCACGGCCTGAAGGGTCTATTGCCATGACCCCCCCCGTGTATTCGGCCATCTCCTGATCGCCAGAAAGCCGCACCGGACGGTGAAAGCGGTCGCCAGCCATCCCCCAAATGGGCAGATCTTCAATCACATCATCAGTTCCCCAGATAACCCTTTGGGGGGCTACCTCTGGGTGTAGGTCCGTAACAATCAGATCAGCCAGCTTTAGAGGGTGAATCTCCTTATCGCCAATGGAGGTGTCGAGGAGATACTGCCTGCCAAAGTGAGCTGGAGTGGATCTCGCTTCTCGCTTCTGAAGCCGCTCCTCATCGAAGCGCTTGGGGTCTGTGGGCTTTCCAACTAGGTCTGGATCAGCCTCCAGCCGCTCCCGAATGATTGGAGCTAGGCGATCCCCAAGAAGCTCGGCCCTTTCAGCGGAGGGGTATCGAGCTGGGTAGATCCTGACCATCCAATCGCCGCGAGATAGCAACCAGTTGTAAATGGTGTCTTCAAAGTGTGGCGTTCCAAGAACAACGATTTGACCTCCCTCCGGGGGAAGCAAGTCGTTGACTCCTTGGACGTTCGTTTTCAGCTTGTCCCGCATCCCCACCGTGCCCGATGTCTTGGGGATTTCAACATCGTCCAGATAGGCACGGTTGGTGCGTGATCCGGTGGTTTGGCCGAAGATTCCAGCAGACTTGAAGCTCGGGTCTTTTGAGAGCTTCTTGTAGCCCACATCAAATTTGATGTTGGATTTCATCTGCTCGCTGCCCGGTGACAGGCATTGATAGAAAGGCACCTCGCTAATAAGGCGCTTGGCAAACGTAGAGATCTCGTCTGCGTAATCCTTTCCAGCGCTTACATAGAGCGTATGAAGGTCGGTTTCCCCGTGGTCTTCCAGCTCTATCCGATGCTCATGTACTGACCATGCCGTAGCCAGCAGACTCTTGCCGATTCCCCGATAACCCTCAACCAGCTTTTGCTCGCAGGGCGTTTGAAGAAAATCGGCAAGGTCATACTGAAGATCGGTCGGATCTGGGAGACCCAAGATCTGCATAATCTCCCAGAGCGCATTCCGAAAATCTCTGAGTGGTTTGCCCAGAGGGGGGATGTTAGCCAAGTCGCTCGACGAGGATCTCTGAGGAGACGCTGCGGACAAGCGCGGCGGTTTGACCTGAACCTTCAGCGGCTTGTGCGTAGTTGATGATCGTCTGGGCAGAAAGATCAAGCAGCACAATTTTCGAGAACGATACCGTATGGTTTTGGGTCGATGCTGGCAACGTAATGTCCACCGTGTTGCTGTTGAAGTAGGCAACCTCGGTGGTGGCGTTGTCAGTCAAAGCGAACCGATAGTCTAGCGCATTCGTCGCGTGTGTGTTTTTGACCGTGACATTCATTGTGACCTTGTAGCGGCCTGCGGCCAACTGCATCGTGTTTACCGTGCCGTTGGTGATGAGAGTTGCGAAGGTCTGGTCCGAGTCGTTCTCGGTCGGCCCAGACATAGCACACTGGCAGGCTGCTGTTACGGCACCTGTAAACCAAGTTGTATCGTTGCCGGTGGCTACTGGGATTGCCGTAGCGCCTAGGGTGTACGTTACCACATCCCTCGAAATCTCTTCGAGAAGGTTCAGTCGGTGCCGCCTGGATGTTTGTGTGCGCTGGTCTGTAATTTTTTGATTAGCCATTACTAGTTTCTCGTACTCCGAAATCCGCAGAGTCTTCCGGTGACTCAGCGAAGGGGTACTTTTTCAAGAGGTGGTTAGTAGGTGTTGAGCCATTGCGTAAGTCGATTACGTTCTGGTCTTTCAGGAATTGCCGGATGGTGTTTATCATCGCCGCCGTTGGCGGGTTCTCATCGTCTTCAAGCGCCTCGAGGCATCGCCTTGCCGTAAGGTCCAAGATTCGCTGCCCTCGGCCTTGATAATAACTAAGTTGCTCTTCTTTCTCGGCCAACAAGGACTCCAACTCTTTGATCCTAAGAGGAAGGTCTTCTTGCTCGATCATTCGAGAAGGTGGGCCGTAATGGTGCCAACGCTGCCCGTTACGGATGTGACCTCCGCTCGCATTTCGGGCAAGAGGCGAACAGAAAGAAGGGCTGCATTGTTATCGTCGATGTCTGTTTCGTCGATGGTTCCAAGGATCGCCCAGTTTAGCGCCTCGCCAATTCTGCCCTGAATTTCCATCTTGAAGCCGAGTGCAGAACTCGTAGTGAAGTCACATTGCACTGTTCCATAAATGTTTCCAACCCGCTGAACAGCAACGGTGCTTCCCGCTGCTGCTGCGGTGCCAGAAAAGAGCAATCTCGTTCGTCCGGTTGTTGCCATGATTAGTGATGCTGCCTTCTAAGGGCTTCCCGTACAGAGCCCAGGGTTTCGGTGTTCTTGTTGAGAGCTGTGGTTGAGGCTTCCATGATGCTTTTCATTGCTGCTGAGTGATCTTCAGTAATCTTTGCGATGTGCTTCAAGAAGGTCTTTACCAGCCATGCCATCGTTATAACCATGAGGGTTAGCGAAGGAAACTGCTTGAACGCTTGGTGCCAGAAATCTTCCATTGAACAATGGTCCTATAGTTGATCTACGCGATCTTCTAGCTCTTCAGCAATATAGGTGAACTGCTTCCTCTGGGTCTCCATGTTTTCCTGAGTAACGGGAACGCCTCCGCTAAAAGCGACAAGGGCGGTATGCGGTGTTTCTCGATAGATGGCGATTGCATCTGCAAGCGTTGCGCCACTGTCAAGGGTTACCGTGTCGGAGTCCGTTACCGTGAAAGTCGTTATCACAGTGCCATTCTGAGACACTTTCACATGGGAGGAATCTAGAAATGGAAACGTCAAAGGCTCGAAGACT